TAACTCTCTTTTAATCCAGTCTGCAAGCTCAGCATTGTCTACACCTACAACTTCGAAGTCGGCGGCCTCAGCTTTTGCATGCTGCGAATTAACCGAGCTGCCGATGGCAACACAAAGTTCTGGTGAACGAAATCCACTGGTTACTTTTACTCTGCCAAAGTGATCACGCACTGGCTGTAAAATTTTTTCACAAAGTGTTTTTAATTTTTCTATTTGCTCGGCGTTAGGGTTGTTGTTAATCCCCTTACGTATTGCTGTGTCTGATTTAGTCAGCTCTGATAAAGTAAAGTTCCGTGTAAGTTCCATTATTTTGCAACATCTGTTAATAAAGTTATAAGGACAGCTCCCATACCTCCAACTATCCAATATTCTAATCTTTTAATTCTATCTTGCATTTCTTTTATTTGTTCAAAGGTCTGCTTTTGCATTATTCTGCAAAGCTTTTCGTGCGATTCTATTTTCTGTAATGCTGATTTTTTAACCATTTGGAAAGAGTAAACGGATTTTTTGGTCCATTGTCAAGTTAGAAAATTGGTTAGCTGCCTGCGTTTGTGTTATAACAGACTGATCAATTGATGGTAAGTTTAATGATGTAGGTGTAATAGGTGTATCCTGCATTATAGGCATTAAAGGGTTTTCTATATTTGGAAACATTGCTTCATTTAAATCTAATTCAGTAAGTGAATCGTAAATATCTTCAATAGCGTCTACTGCTTCTTCGTAAGGATTTTCTACACCTATACGTTCTGCATTTTCTTCAAAAGCCTGTTGTATTTCAGGAGATGGTAGAAAAGGTTGAAAAGTTCCTTCTTCTAAATAAGAATAAGCTTTTGTACCAACTCTATCAAAAGCTTCTACAATTTGATCTTCATCTAAACCCAAAGTTTCACCAGCCTCCATATCTAATTTCATATTTTTTTGTACACCAAACAATGCACGATTAGCATTAATAAAAGAATCTACGATAGTTCTTGGTTCTACTGGTCCACCTTTTAATACTTCTCTAGTAAATAAAGATCTAGAATCCCTTGTTCCTTTTTGAAAGTCTGCAATTTTAAAATTCATAACTCTTTCTGCATTAATTTCTACAGGTCTAAACCCAAATAGTCCTGCAAACTCTGGACCAAAGTCGTATGTTTGACCATACTTATCAAACTTACCTTTAGTAATTACATCAACTTCTTCTATTGATTGGTCCATTCTTTTTAATTGGTTAAGTGAGAAAGGCATTTGTGCTTCTACTAAGTGAGCCATAATTTTACTTGCTTTGTCTCCTGGTGTATCTTGTGGATTAAATACTTGGAAACCTTCTCTTGTTCTACCACCTCTAACTAATATATCTGTTACAGCTTCTGTCCAAATAGATTCAGAAATAAATGGTGATGCAAATTCTTTCATAGCTTCAAACGTACCACCAATAAAGTCATTAACTATACCGTCATTATCTTTTTCACCATCAGCCACTCTGTTAACCACAGTTTGTAGTGGTCTAATTAATGTGTCATAAGCATTAGCGTGACTAAAATCTATGTAAGCAAAAGAACCATCTTTGTTTTTAATTGGCAGTAGTGTTGAGTTTTTAGACCAACCTGCAACATATCTTTTAATTGCTTGTCTTTCATCATCAGTTACATCGTATAATGCACCAAACATTTCTGACACTGCGTATGGCACGGCTGCAACAGTTGTAGTAAATCCAAATAGTCTTGTATAACCTGTTCTTTGAAAAGGTTTATATGTTTTTCCATTTACAATTACTTCTTCATTAATTTCTTTTAATGCTCTTGTTACAATATTGGTACCGGTTCTAGCTATTTCCGCAGGAAATGACACAAAATTACCAATGGGCAGCTTCCTTAATCCTTTAATAAATTCAGATACATAGTCATAATTTGGTATATTATTTCTAACAATATCAGCTGCTTTTTCTTCTAAGTACTCTGTTGTAAGTCTAACTTCTTTTCCATCAACAGTTTTAAAAAATTGTCCTCTAGTTACTCCAATTCTTTCAAAAGCTTTTTCCATTCTTTTTTGTTCCATAGCCCATGATGCTATTTTCCAAAAGTCATCTTCAGCTGTGTATAAGTCTTGTGATACAGATTTTAATTTTGATAATGGTTTTAATAATAATCGCATACCTTTGTCAGATGTCATAGTTTCACCAAAGTTTACATCTTCCATAAGTCTTGCTAGGTCACCAAGTCTAACGTTTGAGTTTACAACTCCAAGTCTTAATAATTTTTCGTACAATTCGTTTTGTTGTCTTGTACCTTTTAATGGTGTTTGTAATGCTTGGTAAGCTTGTTTGATTGCAGAAGCATCTGGTACAATACCATTTGCTGTAGCAAAAGCTCCGGCACTTACAAAGTTACGCATGTGTGTAACTGGTGATAAAATTGTTTTAGCAATCTGTGATGTAGCTTTAGGATACAATACTAAACTTTCATACATTTGTGCTAAAAATTTATTATTGTCTGTTTGTAATGATGTTTGTTGTAATGCATCAGCAACACCAGGTCTTGCATACAAAGGTTTTTGTGGATCAGCAAAAGGATTAGTTGCACCTTTACTAATAGATAATTTACCTGACGGATCAATTACTTCTATTTTTTTAAATTCTTCACCAAACTGTTTCATAGCATCATCATAACTTCTTGCAAATAATGGCTCTTTACCAGCGGCCTCAAGTTCGTCTGATTTTTTAATTAAGTCATCAAAAAAAGTATTTCGTCTAGAAATAACAGATAGTTTAGCTGTACCACCTAGAATAGTTTGCATAGGATTTTTTTGTCTACCTAACAATTGTTCAATAGCTTCTCGTGGTCCGCCTTTTTGTATGTCTAACATAGATACAAACTCTTTTGGTTTAGCATCATTTGCTTTATCCAATGTAGTTTTGTTTAAAAAGAAACTTGGTATTTTAAATAATGGTACATTACCTCTGTCCATTTTAAATCCTGGAGGCATCTTAACTGTTCTAAGTATACCAGCTATTGCATCGTCTGCTTCTTGATCCGTTAATTCTTTACCTGCTTGTTCTGCACTTTGAATTAAAACAGCTCTTGTTTTCCCTATTGCTTCAGCTGTAGGTGTATAATTAAACCAAGGTATTAATGATTTGTTTTGAAACACATCATAAGTTGACCCTAAATAATCTTTAAATTTACCACCAAATAATTCTTTAAACTCTGCTAATTCTTTTTTGTCTAGCTTACCACCAACGTCACTAAATAATTTACCCCATCTAGTTCTAATATTTGACAAACCACCAAAGATAGCGGTTTCTATTTCTTTTGCTTGGTCAGCGTTCTTTGAAAATTTTTTTATTTTTTCTGATAGTTTTGCTTTTTTAGCTGGATCTAAAGCTCCCATTATTACTCTTCCTGTTTGAGCAGTTTCTTTATTAAAACCTTTTTGTCCTGGTTTTAAAAGATCGTCATCAAGTAGTTCACCACTTATCTTCATACTTTTATCGTCTACTAATAGGTCATTAACTTCTGCTAAAAATTTATTTCTGTTTACAGCATTTTGTTTATTAAAAATAGTTCTGATAGGTGGAAACATTTTGTCTACACTAATATCTATTTCTCTGGATGTATTTCTTGCAGCTGCTGCATCACCTGCTCTCAAACCAATTTGTTCTCTTTCCATTTGGAAAAACTCTGGAGTCTTGTCACCTCTGGATCTAAGTTTACCAGCAACCTTATCAATCCATCTATCTAATTTACTGTTGTTTATATCTAATTGTTTATTTCTTTGTGCAACTTTCTTGATCCCTGCACCCACGCCCCCGATGATTCCAGTAAACAATGCACCTTCAGTTCCAAACTTAACTCTGTTTAATAATTCTCTACCTGGATCGTTTTCATCATCTTGTAAATTAAATGCTAGTGAACCTGCTGCTTCTACGTCACCAACAAATACACCTTCAGCTATACCACCTGTAACAGCACCTGCTAAAAGTTTAGTAGCACCACCACCGCCTCTCATATTTTTTAATGTTGAAGCTAATTTAGGACTATTTGCTTTAAACAATGTACCAGTCTTACCTGCATTGATTGCTTTCTCTGCAAGTTTACTACCAAGTTTAAAACCGTACCCACCCGGTATACCTATATTAACTAGTAGTTCTGTAATTTTTCCAGCAGCTGTTGCTTCTGCTCTTTCATCAAATGTTGTAAGATCATCAAAGAATTGTTCTACTTCAGCAGCTTTGTTTGTACCTGCGCCTAAGTCTATAAGTGTTGCACCTAATGAAAATGCACCTTTTGGTATTGCAAGAGCACCTGAAACAATTCCGGATAGGACTGATTCAATAGTGCCTACTCGACTAAAATCTTCAGCCATGATTCCTCCTAACTAAAAAACCCTTCTTTATCTACTTTAGGTTGGATAATTTGTCTTTTTTTAACTTGACCATTTTCTATTAAGAGAGCCTCACCTTTAAAATTGTAAACCCCATCTCCTTTAAAATCTCCTGATTTTAAAAATTCGCTTAACCCACCATCTTTATGATATTTTTTAGCGATTCTACCATTATATTTATCTTTATATTGATCACCAAAGAAACCTTCTTCAGTTAGTTCCATAGTTACATTGTAAACTTTTCCTGAGTCAGTATTTGCTTTAGATGCATTAAATTTTTCGGTAATAGTCGTTGGTAAGTTTCTTGCTTTTTTCTCTGCAACTTCATCCGAGTCACCTTGTGATTTATAAAACTCATAATTTTGTTGTAATGCACCACCGGTTTTACTAGCTTCAATTTGATCTAGTTTTAATTTTTGTTGAACGTTCATTAGTTCTGCTGCTTCTCTTAGTTTTTCTGGTTTGTCATATGATTGACTTGTTTCTGCAATAACATCTGAGACTAGGTTTTCCGCGCCCAAGCCTGTTCTAGATATTCTTTGACCTGCTTTAATCATTGCATCATACAATGCATTTTTCTGTGCACGATCATAGCCTAATGATTCTAGAATAGTGTTAACTTTTTCTTTTTGATTAATTGGTGCTGGTTCATTATCTACTATGTTTTTACCTTTTGTTTCAACAACTTCATCAACAGTGTATTCAAACGGAGATTTACCACCTGTGATTACGGTTCCATCTGCATTTGATTTAAAGTTTTCTGCAGCTTCTAATTCTTTTACTTTGTCACGATATTCTTGGGTTCCTATAAAAGTTTTTCCTAATTTTGCTTTTTGTAATTCTGTTAATCCTTCAGCTGGTTCTATTCGTTCTACCTCAGCAGCTAACTGATCAGTTTCAGACATATTTAAATTAGTAGGTTGTGTAATAGTTTTTCTCATGTAAGGTTTAAATTCTTGTATTCTAAATGGATTTCCAATACCTAATTTAGCTGCTTCATTTAAAACTGCTGAATCGGCAGCTGTTCCATCTTGTAAAACAGATTGAACATTTTTAAATACTTGACCAGCTTCTTGGTATTTTTGCCTTGGTTCTTTTATACCAGACATGATCCCTTCTTTGATAGGGCCACCCATTCTAAACATTGGTCTATTTAAAATTTTCATTATAATCTATCCGCTGGGAATCCAAATATTTTACCGTACAATCCACCGACTCCTAGTGCTGTACCGATTGCTTGTGACATTGGACTAACCGGTGTTGGTTGTGCATATTGTTGCGAAGCAACTCCACCAGCTAAACCAGTTAAACCTTGGCCATATTGAGATAAAGCCTGTTGTCTTTCGTAAGCTGCTGTTTGTGCTGCTTGTTGATCTGCAGTTAATTGCGCTTGTGTTAATCCTTGTCTTAACGAACCTAGTTGTCCTAAAGCTCCAACGTCAGCACCTAATCCAGATCTTTGAAAATTAGATAGTCCCATTTGCGCTGCACCTAATCCTGATTGTGCTGCTGCTAACTGGCCACCTTGTGTAAAAGCGTCTTGTGCTAATTGATTTGCTTGAGTAAATCCTGATTGTAATAATTGTGCTTGTAAAGCTGCTCTGTCTGCTAACCTACCTGATTCGTATTCACCTAACATTGCTCCTTCTCTACCACCTCCAAAATTGCCTGATGAATAAGCTGCATCTCTAATAGCTTGTGCTCCTTGTGCACCTTGTCTGTCATACTCTGCAAGAGTAGTATCAATAACTTGTTGTTGATATGGTGACATAAAAGGTTGGTAAGCTTGCGGTCCTGTTAACGCACCAAGTCCACCAACAGTTGAGGCTGCTTGTTGTTGTGCAGTTTGCGCTGCAGATAAAAATGGTTGGTATGCTCCTACGCCTGCTTGAGCAAGACCTATTGCTTGAGATTGTAAAGGGTCTTCACCAGCAACAAATTGTCTACCAGTAAATTTACTTGTATCTATCGGTGCACTAAAGGTACCTTTAGCTTGCGTTGCATAATCTTTTATAAATTCATCTAATACAGCCATTATTCTACCCTTGTTTCTAATTGTTTCATGTTGTTATACATTTCTTGTGCACCTTCTAAACCTTGTGAGTCTTCAGATATTGTTCCGCCAGATTCTAAATGCTTCATCATGTTTTCCATAACTTCTGCACCTTTATCTATGTCTCCTTCACCTGCGTTTCTTACTGCATCTGCAGTAAATACAAATTCGTTTACACTAAGTCTAGCAGGCACATCGTCGGCTTTTTCTTCTTTACCTATTGGCACGAATCCACCTTCTCTGTAATCCTTTTCTAAACCACCGAGGTCCATAAGTCCACCCTCTTGTGCACCCACTCTTACCGGCACTCCGCCTGTTCTATAATCAAATTTATTATATCCTGCTGGTGTTGTATATCCTGGTACTGTAGAACCAGGCACTGCGCCACCACCTGCCATCATCATAATGCCTTCTGGTTCTGTTTCTACTGTTTCTGATTCAGTTGACATTATATCTTCTTGTTCTGGTCCCTGTTCCCCGGACGCTTGTTGAATAACAAGTTGTTTAAATTCTGGATAAGACATGTCACCACCTTGTGCCACGTATTTTTGATATTCTTCTCTTAAAAATTTTTCTGCTTCTGGTGGTAATTGCATTCCACCTTCAACCATTTCTCCATTTGCATAACCTATACGTCCACCATCAGCTGCATTTTGTGGTAGATAAAAACCTTCTTGAACAAACCTTTCATCAGGTAAGAAATTCATCATAGGGTCTCGGTTTCTTGCCATCATTACTGCTGTGTATGGATCTATGTAATCTTCTGCTACTTCTTCTACTTCTTCATATGGACCTACACCAAATGCTTTTTGTATAAATGGGGATGCAACTGCTGTTGCACCTAAACCTGCAAATATTTTTTTACCTGGTGATAGGTTATTAAATTTATTAAACATATTTGAAAAAAAACCACTACCAACATTTGCGTTTGCATTAATTGCTGATTCTCTTGCAGTATTTCCTGTAAACCCACTTAACCCTATTCTAGATAATAATCTGGCTTTATTAAAACCACCAGGTCCTAAAGCTCCCAAACCATAAGCGGCACCACCCAATAAAGCAGCTTTACCTAGTGGACTTTTAGCAATTTTCTTTACACCACGGACAGCTTTCTTTACAAGTTTACCTAAAAAATAACCTTGTCTAGGATCTTGTAATGTCATAATTCCGCCATTGGCTTGTAGTTGTCTGGGTTCTTGCATTCTAGATATTGCCATATTTTTACCTTAATTGTTTGTTTTACTTGGTTTTAGAGAACAAATCAAGAGCTGGCATTACTACTTTTACGTCCTGTGCCATATCCTCATTTTTATAACCCTTAGATTCCCAGTCTTTTCTTTCTTTAAAAAGCTCACCAGTTTCTTTATGTCTATAAGTTGTCTCTACTTTTGCTTGTTTTATTTCCATTAGTCTGTTTTCTCCTTTAATATATTGAGATAACTAATACCAAAAACGACTCCATCAGATACCGTCCCTGCTGTAGTATACGATAGTGTAGTCCCACCTTCTACAATCAAAGGTAAAGTTAATAATTCTACACTAGTAGCAGCTACCAGGGTTTGTGTATTTACTATCTCAAATGCATTGTTTTTTACTGTAACTGTTGGGGTATTAGATCCTGATTTATTGGTCACTCTTATAGACTTTATAATAATAGTTTCGTTAACACTTGGAGACAACATATTTACTGTCTCTGCAGCAGTGGTAGTTTTACCATAGAATCTATATTGATTTACTACTGCCATTATTCTAAAAAGAAACTTTTAGCTTCTATCTCTTGTTTAACTTCATCTTGAAATGAAGAATTTAATTTTGTTATTACACCATCTAAATCCCTAACTAACGATTGCAAATTTTTTTGATCGTATTCAGGTTGAGCTCTAGTTAATGATTGTACTATCTTTGCCATTATAAACTTGCAAGGCCCCCTTTTCTAAAAGAACCCATTTCATCTGATCCACCTGGTCCTTCAGATCCTGGAGAAGCGCCACCACCACCGCCACCACCTTGGTAATCAGACGTGCCTGCAAAAACATTTTGTTGATTAAATGGATCTTTCTTTTTTTGTATGTCTTTTTTAATGTCTTCAAATGATCTACCATATGTTTCTTGATAATATCTATTTGCTACATTTTCATCTAAACCTCTTAAACCCTCTAATGCATATGATCTAAAAGAATTAGATCCTGGTTGCATAAAATTATTTTTAAGTAAAGTATTGCCTACATTGTAACCAAATTTATCTTTTATAAAACCATCGTTTCCTCTGTAAGCTCCATACATGTCAATTCTATTTTGTGCGTAGGGGTCATTCGGTAAGTTTCTCATTAAAAAACTTAGACCTGGAATACCTGTAACTGCACTCATAAGACCACCCATAATAGGTCTTCCATATTGTTGAAAAATATTTTTAATTGGTCCTGTAAATCTATCATAATAACCTCCAATACCTGTTCTAGTTCCGTAAGGAGTATCAAACTCTGATTCATCTTCTATTAAACCAGTGTATCCATAATCTTGAGGTAAAACATTTGGTAATTGAATTTGCCCTGATGCTACCTGATCTTCATAAACTTGTTCACCAATAGTCCTAGCCATTACCTTCTACCTCCTGGGTGTATGTCTAATCTAAATGTACCCAACTTCCAATCTTCACCGGCTGCAGTATTAGCAACTTCAAGAGAGACCTGTCTTGCTCTTACCCTTATGTCTTTTTTAGTTGTTGTAGAATCACAAGAAAAAGTATTTGTAACTTGTGCACTGTTTGGATAAACTCTTGTTTTAAATTTAATTGCTGTATTACCTGTTTGACTAATAAAATCTGGTATAAATCTGCTTATTCTCATTATAAATTCTCCGTCACCTCTCAAGTCTGGTGCGCCTAATGCTTGACCAGTCGCAGCTCTTCTTTGTGTAATATCAAAATCACCTGAAGAAATATTAGCAATGACAGCGGTAATAACACCACCAGCATTTACTTGATCGGTCCCTGTTTCCTGTTGATAGTATATAGTACATCCATCCGTATTACCAGTGACATCGTAAGAGTTATTGCTGCTAGGATCATAGTAAGTAGCATGAGGTCGTTCAAATACAGCAGAGTCTTGCCACGCTGCTCTAGGTAAAGTACCTGTTGTCCATATAGGTCTCTGAGGTGTTGAATCTAAATAATTGTACGTAACTACCCTGTTGATTTGATTAGAGTTTGTTGTGCAATAAAACCAGCTTATTTCACCAAATAGGTTATTTAATCCTGCATTAATAAGATCTCTAGAAACTAAATTTATATCATCGTAAACATCATCTTCAACTAAACAAGGCATAGATTTTAATTGACCATCATATGTAAAGAATCCATTTTCAGACATCCAATAAGCAGAACCATCTACTTCTATACAGGCATTTTTTCCCACTAGTCCGCAGTTAGTTCCTACCTGTTCAAAGGAGAAAGTAAATGGTTGACCCACAAACTTCATAAGAAATAATGCAGTATCAGTCCATACATAAATTGCATCCCTACCTTTGATAGCTCCCATAATTCTTGAACCATCAGCAAGTCTTTGAGTACCTGCAGTATTATTTGCTTTGACTGTGTAAGAATCTGTTTGATCAATACTTTCCTGAGATGAGAATCTTATGAACATATCGTCTTGACTGCTACTGCTTCCTATAGTTGTTTCTGTACCAAAAAATACTAAGTGTCTGTCAGGTGTAGATACTAATACATGTCTTGATGCAGTTGGTGCATTTGGTAAAAGAGTAGCTCGTGTGCTAGTAGATCCGCCTGCTGCAGCATCCCATTCAAAACAGGCACCATTGTATATGAGTGCAATTAATTTTGTACCATAGTTATCTAATATCCATAGTCCTGGGTCGATTGTAAAGTCAGAAGAAGATGCTTCACCCCAAGCTACAAAATCAGATATATTGGTAACTGTAGCACCTCCACTGTGAGTAGCTTTGGTTGTCCCATTAACACCTCGGGCTCCTCCGCTTAAAGTATTAGTCGTCGTGTTGTTAGCTGTAAAACTTATATCTTCTGTTCCGATTCTTATTTCTCCAGTTGATGGAAAAGCTGCAGTGCTGGCTAATACAACATCAGTTGTAATTAAATCTGTTATGGCAGTTGAAAGAGTGCTCGTTGCTGGTCCTAATGCAGTCCCTGACCAAAGACCTGTACCCCAACCAAAACCACCTAGTTGTTGTGATGGCCCTACGTCATAATAACATAAGACAGAAGCTGACCCTGCAGTTGATAATGGAGTGCCAGTTTCTTGAGCATCCATAGTAATCGTAAATGTTGTAGATGTAGGTACAGAAGTAACCATAAACTTTTGATCTTCAAAAGTTGCATTGGTAAAAGTAGAACCCGATAAACCTGTTACACTATCAAACAAGACAATACCATCTTCTAATAATCCATGAGCCCCGGTGCAGGTTACCGTAACTGTGGTTGATGAAGCTGTGCTGGTAAAATTAGCTCCTGTTAAAGTAGTTCTAATAGGGTGTATGTCATAGTATGTACCCCC